GTCCTGCCGTAGGCATACGTTCTAGTTGATTATAGTCATCTAGTTCGTGTTCATAGAATGCCTTTAATTTTCTTGCGTGTGCTTGAGTAACACCTTTTTCTGAAAAATGTTTCTTAAAGTCGAAGCCTTTAGGATCAAATGTATTAGGATCTCGCACCCAATTTTCTAACCATTCATCTATAGCTTCTGCTTGATTATATGCTTGATCTCTTAATCTTTCTTGTATTGTAGGTACATAAACGTTGGCTTTTGCTGTTTCTTCTTTTTTCTTTTCAACAACAATATTTTTGCCAACAGTTATTGCTTCATCAACTTGTTCTATAAGGAACTTGCTTATTGGACGCTTACTACCCATAGTTCCTGCAAGACTTTCCCAATATTCGTTTTCACGATCTACATAGTCAGGTGCACCATCTAATAGCTGTTTAGCTATAATTGCACCTGTGCTACTTAACTTATGTGTTGGCGCCGCTTTTGCATTTTTGATTTGTTCTTTAGTATATCCATTATCAGCCATCCATGTATAAATGAATGGTATGAGATCTGTTGTTTTAAAGTTATCATAATACCACTGCCGGACAAATTCTCTATGACGGTGGATTTTTTGTCCATCCCAATCTTCCCAGCCTTCCCAGCCTGGAGCACTTAATTTCGCCCCACGCTTGATGCGAGGAGCACCTCTTGCTACTTTTTTCTTTCTTGCCTTTGGAAGCGCCATGTATAATTCTCCTAACAGTATTTTGCTAGTATATAGTTATGTTGAACAAAAGTCAACCTTCTTTTTCTAGATCCCAACGTACTACGTTAGATTTTCTCGCCGACTTCAAATCCGCGGAACGTTTTGAACCTCGGAAACCTAAGTGAATAAGTACCATCTTGATTTTGTGTAATAGCATCTGCTCTAACCTCTACAAGTTGTTTAATAAGAGCGTCCCTGCTGTTCCAAAAATTATCGCGATCAGCATCACTAAAGCCGCTACCGCAATTGACTTGGACCATTCGTCCGTCATCTTCTCCAGCGCAGACCAATGCTCCCAAACGTCCTTCGTTTCGTCCTGTTCCTTCTTCGACATCTACAACCTCCAATGTTACTTCAATAAACGGTTTTGCTTTGAGCCATGCATGTGTACGTTTACATTCATAAGGAGCATCAACGTCTTTGATCATTACACCTTCGTATCCACCGTCTACAGCCGCTTTATTTAACCCTACAAAGCGTTCTTGGCCTTCTTGGGTATCTAAGTCCACAGTTTCCCAATCCAACGCTTGTACGTGCTTTAAGACGTCTTTGTGTTCTTCTACCCAATGCTTGGTAATTTCACTACGGAAGCTCTGTGGCTTATCCCACTTGCCTTCTTTAAAGCAACCTAGTGGAATAGTATCAAACAAATGTAGTACAGCATCGTTTGCTTCTACATTATCCTTGCGATGCACCTGCTTCATCAAATCTTGGAAGTTAGCACTCATTACTTCTCCATCTAGCACAAGTGGATATGGCACAGGATATTCTTTTAATACTTCTTCAATTTCTGCAATGATATGTCCAAAGTTGTGGAATTGTTTTCCGTTACGGCTAAACATCTCAACCTTATTGCCTTGGATAACTGTTATAACTCGAACACCGTCAAGTTTAATTTCGATCTGCTTCTTACCGGTCATTTTCTTTTCGTGCTTGGCGCTGTCATGAGCAAGAGCACAAGTAAACACAGGAACAGTGCCTGGTGCTACTTTGTTTACAGTCTTTTCACTTACACCACAGCGCAAGTCTTTAATGAGAATTCTTCGGTACCAACCATTCCACTGTTCGTCTGTGGCAATCTCCATGCATAACTGTACACTATCACGAGCCGCATGTCCTGTAAGCTCGCGACTTTTTAGTCTATCAGTTAGCTCACAAAACGTCATCCAGTCTAGCCCTTGTGCTTGTGGTAAGTCTTTGCGTTCGGGTACTTGCTTTACACCAAAAGTGATTAGAGGATCCAGTGCCATTTGCAATCCTTCAAAGAACTCTGGAAGTCCTTCTTCGTGTGCTTTTTGCAAGATTGCTTCTTTGCCTAAGCGGCTGTTGTCTTTTTCAAGTTTGGCAATTATATCTTGTGGTTGGGTTCTCATTTGTGCCTCTCAATAATTAATTATATAGTTATTGTAGCACCGGTGAATAAACTTGTCAAGTTTTATTGTAAACAATTTTTCCAAAAGATTATATATTAGATACCGTCAATAATCTTAGCACTATCCTTATGTCCACATTTTGGACAGATCCATTTACCATTTTCAGGATCGTATTTGTTTTCCATTGTAGGATAGGTGAAATAGAATTTACATTGGGGACAAGTTATATGCCATATAATTTCTTTTAGAGCATGGAACATAAAGTATTTATAAATAGTGTATGCCAGAATATTATATAGATACAAACGACATTGCTCACTTAGAAGGTTTTGAAGATTTCCCGCAACTTAGGAAGAATTATTTTGTAGTCAATATGTTGCAAGGAACTGGCGATTCAATGCCTACTATAAACACAAATATAAACTTCCTTAAAGATGTGAAATCATATCACAAATTTTGCGTAATTAATATTGCCGGTGAGGCAAATCCTTGTGTAAATTTACCAGAATATCAAACTAGCTTTTTTCCGTACTATGAAAAAATACACGAACAAAGTGAAAAGTATTATTATCCGTTAGACAAAATTATTCTTTTCACAAGTAATCTAAACGAACAAGTAGCTTACGATGCTTGGCGTGAAAATAATAATATAACAGCAAAATTTCATATATGGGTTTGGTCTCCTTTGATGAGACATATAAAGAACTTTAATCATGAAATACAAAAAGAAAAACCTCAAAAGAAATTTTTATGTTTAAACAAAGGTGCAGATAACTTTAAACATCACAGGACATATTTAAATTATCTAATACACAAAAACAAATTACAAGATGATTTTTTTCTATCTTTTGATCCTGTAACCAAAAAAGGATTTGGAGCATATCTTAACAATAAAGCAAATATAGATTATGAGCTAGTTACAGAATTGAGTACACTAGATCCTGTTACTTTTCCTACTGATGATGACTTTATTTTTGGATGTCCTAAAGAGCAAGTATCAAAAAGTTTAGTTAGTATTGTTACTGAAACACACTATATATCTTATAGCAATGCTGTATTGGATTACACAGAAAAAACATTTAAACCTATATTATGGAAACATCCTTTATTAATATTCGGTGCCGAACTATCCAATACTTCTCTTGAAAAATTAGGATTTAAATCCTACGAAGGATTGTTTGGTGATTTGAACTGGGACAGCTATAGCAATCAAATAGAAAGACATAATGCAGCCTTTGAAAATATTAAACTATTGAATCAAATGTCAATAGATGAATTAGTTGAGGCTGTGAGTGGCATACAAGATGTAATAGATTATAACTATAATTACCTTGTTAATGATACATTCTATCAAACACAAAAAGAAAAGTTTATAGATTGGATTAATGAAAAATATTGATGGTCGGAGTGGTAGGATTCGAACCTACGATCTCCTGGTCCCAAACCAGGCGCTTTAGCCAGACTAAGCTACACTCCGTAATTGGCATAGGTGGAGGGATTCGAACCCCCTAATACTGGTTTTGGAGACCAGCGTGACACTCCAACTTCACCGCACCTACATAAACAAAAAAGCCCCTAACATTGCTGCTAGGGGCTGTGTCGACATTTCAAAAAGTCATGTCAAGACATACCCCTAACTCCTGGAGGCCAACAAGTAATATTTGTTGTGTTAGTCTTGTACATGTAAATATTCCTATTTGTTTATTGTGTTAATATAACACAACTATTTATAAAGGTCAACCACTTTTGGAGAAGAATAAGGATCAATATCTAAATATTTGCCCCATTCTGTGTAGTAATGACGCATGCCAACTTCGTCGTGAATTGTACTGTTTTCATGTCTGCCATGGAGTATATGCCTATTTTCTGTGCCTTCACGCATAGTTGTACCTTGTCCTGCTACACCAATTAAGTCCTCATGTAGGTTACGTCCGAACGGTCCCCATATGCTGTTGTGATGTTTAATACGAGTTTGTCTTTCTTCAGGTGTGTCTTTGCGTAGACCATAACCTCTAAACTCAATAAGAACTTTGTTAGGTCCTAATGGTGTCACCGAATCTGAACGATAGGCACTCCCCCGTAGGTTAAAGTTGAAGCCTGGGAATAGGTCGACCATGTACCACTGGTTGGGCGGCAGATTGGGAAAAGATAACTCCCCTCTATCCTCAAAGCCGTCATACTCAGTATAGTTAACAGTAAAGCTAGACACGTTAACATGACCATTATCAAAAGGAACATTTTTTCTAGCAAAGTATTCATCGTTGAATCCTGA